CTACGTTTATGTTAAGTCAAAGAAAGGTAACGTTAAAAAAGTATCATTTGGTGATACTGGTCTTTCAGTTAAGTTAAAGCAAAGAGGAGCTAGAGCATCTTTCGCTGCTCGTCATAAATGTGCTCAAAAGAAAGATAAAACAAAAGCAGGTTATTGGTCATGTAATATTGGCCGTTATTGGAAATCATTAGGTGGCGGATCAAACTTCTCAGGTTACTGGTAGACCTTACTTAGAAAGAAAAGAAAAAGGTTATTTGATAAGAGAGTTTTCTCAAGATACTCCTTCATTCGAATTCGTATGGCATAGAGATAAAAAAGATCGTATGGTTAAAGCTATGCATGATACTGACTGGTACTTTCAGTTAGATAATGAACTTCCTGTAAGATTAACAAAAGACAAACTATTTATACCAAAAGAAACATATCACCGTTTAATAAAAGGAACTGGTGATTTAGTTGTTAAAATATGGCAAGAGGATTAACAGGAGGTAGCTTTTTAGAAAGACCTAAACGTAAACGACCAGGCATACATGCTAAGTCTAAAACGTCTAAGTTGAAGACCTCTAGAAATTATAAAAAGGCATATAAAGGGCAAGGTAGATAATGAAACTAAGTAATATATTATTAGAAGACGACTACTGGAGTAAGTTTAAAACAGAAGCTCAAGAATTAGAAAATGAGATGAGGGATACTTACAATAGAGACGATATTCATGTAACTATTATCCAACACTCAAATGGCGATAAAGCTATGGGTAAAGTAAGTATTCATTCATCTGAAGAAATACGCCCTTCAGAATACCAAAATATGAAAAATTTTCTTGAAGCCAAAGGTTTTGAAGTAACAGGTGGTGCTAATTATTTTGACAACGACGACGATAGATATTACTATCCTGATATTAAATTTGAATTCGAAATATGAAACTTTCTAAAATCATATTAGAAAATAAAAAATTTGTTGTAAGAGAAGAGCTAAACTTGTCTGAAAAAGAAGTAACTAAGTTAGCTGAGGCTATAACAAATAAACTTGAAGACTATCTTGATATAGATAATAGAGACATTCTACACCAGTCTGTTTCTGCAGCAATTGGTGAACTTATTTTAAGTAACGAAAAATAGAGTTGTTTATTTAAAAAAAAGTTCTTATCTTATAAATTAGATACGGACTGGTTTATGGACTATACATTCCTTTTAGGATCCATTGAAAATATATTGGGTAAAAGCCACAAGAGAGCTAGAGATAACTATGCTTTCCACTGCCCTTTTTGTAATCATAGGAAGCCTAAGTTAGAAATTAACATGGCTACGAATGAAGAAGGAAAGAATCCTTGGGAGTGCTGGGTGTGTCAAACTAGAGGTAGAACTATCAATTCTCTACTGTATCAACTTAATACACCGAGAGAGCAAGCATCCGAAATATTAAAATATGTACCTAGAGGTTCTAAAATTGAATACAAGCAACTATCTATAATAGAACTTCCTAAGGAGTTCCAACCTCTATATAATGCATCATCTACATCAGTTGTTGCAAACCTTGTAAAAAAATACCTATATGAACGAGGACTTAACGATAATGATTTTATTAAATATGGCATTGGATACACGACAAGTGGTGAATATGGAGGACGAGTTATTATCCCAAGTTATTCTGAATCCAACCAACTCAACTTTTTTGTTGCACGAACTTACGATGGCAACTATTTTAAATACAAAAACCCAGAAACATCCAAAGACATAATTTTCTTTGAAAATTTAATTAATTGGAATCAACCAATCATTTTATGCGAAGGAGTGTTTGACGCAATAGCAATTAGAAGAAATGCTATTCCTATACTTGGCAAAAGTATATCAAACTCATTATATAAAAAAATTATAACTAATAAAGTTAAAGATATATATGTTGCATTAGATACTGATGCACGAGATAGAGCTCTCGAAATAGGAGAGAAATTTTTAAATCAAGGTAAAAGAGTATTCTTAGTGAATCTTCCAGATAAAGATCCTTCTGAAATGGGATTCCAAGCTTTTACTGAACATATTCAAACTGCAGAAGAATTAGACCTATCAGGTATCATGCTGCACAAATTAAACCTATGATTAAACAAGGTATGAATATTCTCAAACAAAATGAGAAAAAACGTTTAGATTTTAATCCTGAATTAAAACAAATTAATTTTTTAGACCGTAGAGTCTATAAGAGAGGCGAAGGAGTATATTACCCGTCCGTAACAACAATACTCCAATATATGCCCAAAAACAAATTCTTTGAAACGTGGATCAAGGATGTTGGGCATAACGCCGATCTTATTATGCGTAAAGCAGGTAAAGAAGGTACTCAAGTACACGAAGCTTGTGAGAAACTTGTACTAGGAGAAGAAATATCCTGGATGGATGACTACGGTAATGCTAAGTACTCTCAAATTGTATGGGAGATGATACTTAAGTTTGCTGAATTTTGGCGTACATATACTCCTGAACTTATATCTACTGAAGATTTTGTATGGTCAGATGAGCATAAATATGCTGGTACTGCTGACTTAGTAGTTAAAATGGATAACGAAACTTGGCTTTTAGATTTAAAGACATCTAATAGTTTACATAGGTCTTATGATTTACAATTAGCATCTTATGCTAAAGCTTTAGAAGAATCTAAGGGAATAAAAATAGATAGAACCGGTATTATTTGGTTAAAGTCACATACAAGATCTGCTTCTAAAAAGAAAGGTGTATATCAAGGCAAAGGATGGCAAATAAAAATTATAGATGATATTGACAAAAATTTTGAACTGTTTAAGATTATATACAAGCTGTATACTTTAGAGAATCCAACTACTGAACCTATTTATAATAGTTACCCTACAACGTTAAAACTATGAGAAAAAGTTGGATATTTGTTATTTTTTTACTATCTTTATATAGTTGCGGGAGTTATACTCTGCAAACTAATAAAGGTTATGAGATAAAAAATATCCTAGCTGTAACTGAAGCAGGAGACACTATTTCAGTACCTTATAGAGAATTTTTAAATAATAGATATGATAACTATACAAGGTTTAACTACAATGATCGTTGGTATTGGAACAATTGGCGATATGATTACACTTGGAGATGGAATTACTACTGGAATTTTTACCCGTACCAATATAATTATAGTTGGAATAATTACTCTAATAATTATAGCTATTCTAATAGACCGAGAGTTAAACCGAAGACAGTCATACCTAGACCAGGAGTCACACCAGGAGTCATACCAAAACCAAAAGAGGATAGAGTAAGAATAAACATAGGTAGAAATGAAAATAACAGAATTAATCTTAGAAGGCCGCAACAAACCCAAACTCGTTATAATGGCGGGAGGAGCTGGAACAGGGAAGTCATACCTTCTCAACCAACTAGACCTAGGTTCTCTACACCTAGTCAACCCGGACAAATACGTGGAGGATCCAGATCACCCAGCATACAACAAACTCAACCCAGGGGTGGCAGCAGCAAACAAGGAGGCAGACCAATTGACAGATGAGAAGGCTAGCTTTGTTTGGGATACAACAGCTTCTAATCCAAAAAAAGTAAAGGAAATTCTTGCTAAAGGATACGACATCTATATGGTGATGGTGTATACTCACCCTGTTATTGCATATATTTCAAACGCTAAACGTGCTAGAAGAGTACCATCATCAGCTGTTTTTAAAACATGGCGTAACGTATATAACTTAATAGAAGATTATAATAAGATGCTGAAAGGTAATTTATCTATCTTTGTCAATACTAGAAGCGGAGAGTTCGATAAATATATAGAAGAGTTTAACACAGCAGCTAAAAATGGAGCAGCAGGAATATCAGATTATTTAGAAACTCTTAATAAAAAATTAGACTTAGAAACCGGCTCTACTTTTAGAGACCCATATCAAATGTCAAAACAAGAAGAACAAGAGTTTTATAATGCAGTAAAGAATATAGATTACGATACATCTAATTACAGTGAAGATAGAGCACTTAAAAAATATTTTACTGACTGGTATAGAAAAAATGGAGTAGGTCCTGGAGACGACAAAATGTTAAAAAGATTAGATTCGCACAGAAAAGAAAAAGAAAGAGCTGCTGATACTAATAAACAAGTACTTGATAATATAGGTGAGTTATTATTTAGCCCAGTATTTCAAGAAAAGTTAGTACATTCAACTCCTGCTGAAATTGATTCTAAGGTACAAAACTTTTTATCGTAATGGCTATAGCTCTTTATCCTGGTGCATTTAAACCTCCTCATAGAGGACACTTTGAGGTAGTAAAAAAGCTTTTAAATGGTTCTCACAAGGGTAAAGTGTACAGTATAGATAACTATAAGGATATAGGAATAGACGCTCTTAAAGAAGATGATTCTCCTGTAGAACCGATTAGAAAAGTGATTGTATTCATAGGAGGTGGAGAACGAAACGGCATATCTCCTAAAGAATCAAAAGCTGTTTGGGATATTTATAGTAAACATCTACCTAATGTAGAAGTTGTTGTAGGTGAAAATAACCCTATGATAGCTGCTAAAGAATATGCTAAAGCTAATCCTGACGAGCATTTTTATGCTATTACAGGGATAAGATCAGAAGATGATTTTAAAGACCTTAGACGTATTACAACTTTTAGAAATAGAACTAACGTAGAAGGTTTAGTAATATCAGGAGCTGATGGAAATATAAGAGCTACTAATTTTAGAAAAGCTCTTCTGTCAGGAAACCTAGATTTAGTTAGAGATTTTTTTCCTAAAGAATTAGGTAGGGAAGATATTTTAAAAATAGTAAACATGTTGAAAAAAAGTATTATATCGGAAGTAATGAAGGATAAAGTAGATGATCTTTTTGACGCATGGTTTAAAGAAGATATTACAGAAGGTAGTTCTGGAACTCCAGTAGCTAGAGGTTCGATACTCAGATCTGAAGATAGAGAAAAATTACTTACTCTTTTTAACAGAATAAGAAATCAAATAGAAACTGACGGTATTCATGTTAGTTTTAATCAAGATCATATAAGAATAGATATAGGAAAGGAATCTGACAAACAAGGATTTGATTATACTCCATATATGGCATCTATATTAGAATATATGATAGATGAAGGAATGAATATAAGTCCTCTACCAGAGGTAAAGATTAGAAAAGACCTTGCCGAATCTGAACAGTTTTTCGGTAGAACTGCATATTATGATCCAAACGTAAATGAAATTGTATTATACACTCAGGGAAGACATCCTAAAGATGTTATGAGATCATTTACTCACGAAATGGTACATCATATTCAAAACATTGAAGGAAGATTAGGTGATATAAAAACATCTAATACAAATGAGTCTGAGAGATTATTAGAATTAGAAAAAGAAGCCTACTTAGTAGGTAATATAACATTCCGCAATTGGGAAGATAAAACAAAAAAAGGTTATGGAATCAATTAAAGAACTATTAAAAGAAGGGTACCCACTTAAAGAAGAAAAACCAGTTCCTCCATATAAGATTTACTGTGATATGGATGGAGTACTAACAGACTTCGAAAGTAGGTTTGAGCATTTTACAGGAATGCATCCTCAAGAATACGAAAAGTCTAAAGGTAGAGCAGCATTTTGGCATTTAATAGATACTGAAATAGGTGTAAGATTTTGGGTAGGTATGGGATGGATGCCTCAAGGTAAAAAGCTTTGGGATTTTATTTCTCCTTATAAACCTGATCTTTTAACTTCTCCCTCAAGAGAAAATCAATCAAGGTTAGGTAAAAATCTATGGGTAAAAAATAATTTAAATCCTAAACCTAAAGTAATATTTGCATACTCTGCGGATAAACAAAGATATGCTAACGAAAGTTCAATTTTAATAGACGATAAAAAATCAAACATTAACGAATGGACTTCAAAAGGAGGTATTGCTATTAGATGTAAAGATGGCAATGTTGATCATGTTATAGAAAAATTAAAAGAGTTGGGTTATGAATGAATCTCTTCTTAAAAAAGAGTTTAAACAAAGTGACGTACAGAGAGTCAGAAACTTAGTAAATAAAGATTTTACCGCAAAAACCAAAGTTCAATCTGGGTACCAAAAAGCGTCTATAAAACACAAGGAAGGCGATATTTGGGAAGAATCAGGTAAGACATGGACTATTAAAAATGGTATTAAACAGAATATTACTAAATTAGACTCAGCAAAAAAAGCAGCAAGAACTCCTCTTACTTGTCCTAAATGTGGTGGACCTATGAAACATCACCTTGCAAAAAAAATGTATAAAATACATGGCTTTTGCTTTGACCCTTGTACAGTAGAAATGGAGGTAGATTTAAAAGCTGCTGGTCTTTATGAGGCTTATGAAAAAAGATTAATGCAAGGAAATATTAAGGCTTTTGCTTCTGATATAGAGCAGTGGGTAGATGATTTTGTTAATGCAGAGATGTCATTTGTAACTGAGCAGGGAGATGTTGAAGACTGGAACTCAAATGACGATGTAAAGAAAAGAGTTCTAACCAATCTAAAAACATATTTAGGACATTTGAAAGACTATATGTAGTCTATTTATATAAAAATATATACCGATGACTCAAAAAGAAATACTTGAATCAGTTTTACTTGAAATCAAGCATATTAAGACACATATGCCAAATGGTGAACTGAAGCAGATGGCTAAAGATTTCGAAAAGATGAAAGACGATATTTCTGATATGAAATATACTTTACTTAACCCCGATGATGGTGTTATTGTAAAAACTAATCAAAATACATCTTACCGTAAAGAACTTCAAGCTGAAGAAGCTGAACTAAGAAGTAAGCTTGGTGAAATCGACGATCTTAAAAAATGGAAAGACGGAGTCACTAGAGCTCTTTGGATAATTTTCGGTATATTAGCAACAGTAATTATAAGAATGTTAATGATGCATTCAGAACAAGGATAATGACTAATCAGGAAATTAGAAATATTACATCAGAGTCTTTAAGGGACTGGTTTAAAAAAGAAAAATGGGTTCGTATCTCATCTTCTGGTAATATTGCTGGCCCTTGCGGTACTTCCAAAAATAAAAAAAATCCTGATAGATGTTTACCAAAAGCTAAAGCACAGTCTTTAAGTAAGGCTCAAAGAGCTGCTACTGCTAGAAAGAAAAAGAAAGCAGGAGCTAAAGGAAAAACAGTTGTAAAAAATACTAAAGCAGCCAAAGTAACTAGAGAAACAGCCAATCCACAAGACGGTAAAGCAGCACCGTATGGATCAGGATATAAACCTATTAAAAAAATGAAAGAGGAAAAAAGTATATCAAAAAAACAAATAGAAAAGCTTAAAGATATGATCAAGTCCTTAAAAAAATCATCTAAAGGACATGCTGGTCAAGCTGACTATTTAGGAAAGTTAGTAAATGAAGCTATGACTAAAGATCGTCTTTTAGCGATAATGAAAAATCAAGATGATGCTATAGTACGTCACTACGATGGTACTGAATATGTAATCTACAGTCCATATTCTGATAATAAGGATAATGCTGACATGTGGGGAGATGACTCAGTTATTGCATTAACTAAAGATGGAGATGAAAGAGAATTAAGGTACGATGATATAGATGATGTTAGCGTATATAGAAACGAAACTAAAGAAGCTCCAGCAGGACATTACTTTACTAAATCCGGTAATTTAGTTAAAGGTAGAATGTCTGCAGATGCTAAAGAAAGAGGAGCTCGTAAGAGTGATCCAAAAGATAAACAAAGATCAAAAGTCCCACCAGTATCTCAAACTAGAGAAGATGTAAGAAATTTAGTAGTAGGACTTCTTCATGAATTCCAGCAAAAAGAAGATGTACTTCAAGAAGATGATAGATGTACAAGAATAGCTAAACAAAAATACGATACATGGCCTTCTGCTTATGCTTCAGGCGCAGTAGTTAGATGTAGAAGAGGAGAGATCTGGAAAAAGAAATAATGACAAGAAAGGAAATGCTTAATGTTATCAAAGAAGTACTTCGAGAAGAAGCTACTATTGATAAATATATAACTGTCATTAGTGTTATAGACGGTAAACGTAATCTCGATAATGATCAAATACAGATGATCTTTCAAGGTGATGTTCATGGTACATTCTATATCTACACCAATGAAGAAGGTGAATACGAAAATGAAAAGAAGGTTACTAAAGCAGAAGCTATAGAATATATTAAATACTATAACGCTAGATTAAAAGGAGACTCTAAAACAGAAGAACGATTAGGAGCTAAGTTAGGAGTATTAGGGATAGAATCTGAGCTTAGATTTAACCATGGTGAGATATCAGGTGATACTACAGTTTTTTCTAAAAACGAAAACTACAAAGACGGTAAAGTAAAAGGAAAATCTAGACCCGGTAGAGTAAAAAAATCAGGAGCATCATGCAAAGGCTCAGTTTCATCATTGAGAGCTAAGGCTAAAAAATATGGAGGAGAGAAAGGCAAAATGTATCATTGGTGTGCCAATATGAAGGGAGGCAAGAAAAATTAACTATTTATATTATATACGTATATAAAACATATTGCAAATGACCTATCAAGAGATAAAAGATCGTTTATCTAAATGTGAACTTACATTAGAAAAAATTAAAAACGGTACATATAAAAATAACAAAAACATTAACGTTGAAGAGACTGAGAAGCAACTTACTATTTTGCGTGAATCTCTACAAAAACAGCTTTTAGAAGCTGATAAAGGAGTAGTTGCTACTGATGATGAAAAAAAAGCTAAGGATTTAGCCGATGACGGAGTTAACGTTAAACTTACATCTGAAATGAAACCAGGTTCAGAAGAGGCTGCAGAGCACGAAAGAATGAAAAATTTATCACCTAAAGATCAAGATAGAATAAAACAGATTTATGCTTTAATGCAAAGAGAGAAAGATGCTATTGAAAAAGATGCAAGAAAAGCTAAAGGTATGATGGAGGATGAAATGGAAGATGATAAAATGGATCATGAAGGTGGAGATCTTGACGTAGGTCATCAAGATGACGAACCTAACATGCTTAAAAAAGATATATACGATATTGCAGTATATGCTGCTAAACTTTATAAGCAGTTAGACAAATATGATAAATCAGACGGAGAA